GGCGCCGCAGGAATCCCAATTACAGGGATTACCGAGAAGCTGACATCCAAGCAAAGAGATCAACTTTATGATGGGAAGATTAACCCCATCGCATCGTTCCCCTCCACAGGAATTGTTGTCTTCGGACAAAAGACTCTTCAAGAGCGCGCATCTGCCCTCGACAGAATTAATGTGAGAAGGCTAGTGATTTACATGAAGAAACAAATCGCTATTCTCTCCACACAGGTTCTTTTCGAGCAAAACGTGCAAGCTACTTGGAATCGCTTTAAGGGACTCGTTGAGCCCTTCCTGGCGACTGTTAAAACCAGATTTGGTATCACGGATTATAGACTCATCTTGGATGAGACCACCACGACACCAGATCTTATTGATCAGAACGTAATGTACGCGAAGATCATGATTAAGCCTGCAAGAGCTATTGAATATATTGCCATTGACTTTATTATTCTTTCAACAGGCGCATCATTCGACGACTAAAATATGAGGGGATTTTCCCCTCACCCCACTAATTAAAAGTAGAACAAGGAGTACCCAACAAATGCCATTCTGGTCACAAGACTTTGGAGCCGATACAACATTAAAAGATCCAAAGAGAAAATTTAGGTTTACGGTAGAGTTCCAAGGAATAGATGCTACAGGCGGCGCAGTTCTGTGGTATGCCAAAACGGCCCAAAAGCCCCAATTTGAGATTCAAGAGACGGAACACCAATTCCTTAACCATACTTTTTACTATCCTAGCTCCCTTAAGTGGCAGACTCTTGATATCGAAGTCGTTGATCCGGTCGACCCAGACGTCGCGGCAACGGTGTCCGATATTGTGACACAATCAGGGTATGCTCCGCCCACCAGTTCTGATTCGCTCACCACAATGTCAAAGGCAAAGTCTGTGGGTTCTTTGGGCACTGTCTTGATTACGCAGCTTGATGCGAATGGAGAGCCTTTGGAAACTTGGACACTTTGGAACGCTTGGATTAAGAGCGTTAATTATGGCGAACTAGCGTATGGGGATGATGAGCTTTCAACAGTGCAGCTTACATTGATATATGACTGGGCTCGTATTTCAACGGCGAATGCGTCTTCCGCAATTGCCGGCGGCGCCCAAGAGTTCTTCTCAATATAAGATTTAATAGACGAAAAAAAACGAGAGGTGTATATTGTCTAGAAATAAAGAGCGAACAGGCGCTCAAAATATAGATGCAGGTCCTCCTCCGCAAGTATTGCAAGATGCGACAACGGAAGGATTTTCTTTTGTAGTTCCCACAGAGTTTGTGGAATTGCCATCGCAAGGAAAGTATTATGCAGAAGGCCACCCCCTTCATGGCGCCGATAGTATCGAAGTTAGGCAAATGACTGCCAAGGAAGAGGACATTTTAACGTCAAAAACTCTTCTAAAAAAGGGTGTAGCTTTGGATAGGGTGATTCAAAGCATCATTGTCAATAAGAGGATTGACCCAGACTCATTACTAGTAGGAGACCGGAACGCAATTGTTATAGCATGCCGAGTTTCTGGATACGGGAGTGAGTATACTACTCAAGTTACATGTCCAGCATGCGAAGAAAGGCAACAATATTCATTTGACCTTAACGCAGCCGAAATCTTTAACGGAGAAGATCTTGACGACGCGGGTGTTGTAGATAATGAAAATGGTACGTTTGATGTCGAATTGCCAAGAACAAAGGTGACTGTAACATTCAGGCTCCTAACCGGAACAGACGAAAAAGTGCTATTAGCGGGAATGGAGAAGGACAGAAAGTCAAAAACGCACGAAAAGGCGGTGACGCGGCAATTAATTAATACGGTTGCTGCAGTTAATGGAGACTCCTCAGCCCAAGCGCTAAATTATTTGGTGGCTAATATTCCATCAGTGGATTCGCGGCATATTCGCATGGCATATAGAGTTGCCGCTCCAAATATCGATTTGACTCAAAATTTTACATGCAATTCTTGTGATCATGAGCAGGACATGGAGGTCCCGCTTACGGCGGACTTTTTTTGGCCTAACACTTGAGTACATGGAGAACATATATGAGCAGTTCTTCTTTCTAAAATATTCAGGAGGCTGGTCATTCTCAGAGGCATATAATTTACCAGTTGGACTAAGAAATTGGTTTGTTAAGCGATTGGTAAAACAGCTAGAAGAAGAAAAGAAAGCAATAGAAGATGCATCGAAAGGTCACGGCGGCAGAAACACTCAAACATTGAGTGCAGAAAATCAGCCGGCACCACCACCAAATTTGGGAGCAATAGGAAGACGGGAATAGCCCGTCTTTTTTTGTAGGAAACTATTTACATTAGCAGTTTAAGGAAGTTTACCTATGGCAACCGCCGACGAGCTTAAAGAAGAATTAACAAAGCTAACAGAAGAAGTTAAAAAGCTTCGCAAACAGATGAAGGGCGAAGGTGGCGGCGGCGATGCGCCCGATGCCGCCGCCCCCGACGCGGCCTCTTCTTTGGCCAACCTTAAAAAAGAAGAAGAAGCCCTTAAAAAAATGGTGGGCGCCTATGAAAAAAGAAACAAGGCTGCCTCGGGCGATAATTTATTCCAAAAACAAAAAACCGAAATATTAGATAACCAAGGAAAACAGATTGAAAAGCAAAATGAAGATCTTTTCAAGAAGAAAAAACTTGATGAGGATGATGTAGACAGACAGAAAGACTTAGGTAAGCTTTTTGAAAAAAAGACAAAAGAACAAAAGAAATCTAATAAACAAGCTAAAAAAACGAAGGACGCGTCCAAGGAAATCTCCAAAAGCCTGGAGAGACAAGTAAGTATTTTCACACACAAGCTGGCGCCATCGGTGGCCACTTTCAATACAGCACTAGAAGGTCTTAAAACCCCCCTTAAAACTCTCCACGGGGCCATGACCGGCATTGGCACCGGAATGATCAACAATATGATCGCCATGAATTTCGAGCTATATGATATGGAGAATGCCTTCAGGGCGGCCACGGGGGCTTCCACAGAGTTTGCCCGATCTGTGACCAATACATATGCAGCCACCAGAGCTTACGGCGTCACCGCCAAGCAGGCTAGAGAAACAAATGAAAAACTGTTCACTACTTTTACTGACTTTACAAGAGTTAGTGTAGAGCAGCGCGAAGCATTGGCAGAAACAGGTGCGGTATTGCAGCGCCTGGGAGTTGGAGCGGCCGATTATGCTAAATTAATTCAAGCTAGCACAAAATACATGGGCGAAAACGCAGATCAAGCCGAAGCCAGCGCCCGCGAAATGGTGGCATTCGCCAAAGATATTGGGATCTCACCGAAACAAATGATAGAGGATTATGGCAAAGTATCTGGAGAATTAGCAAAATTAGGAAGCGCCGGAAAACGTGCCTTTAAGGATCTTGAAATGTCATCCAAGGTTACGGGAATAGCAGTCGATCGACTACTCAAAATCACAGAGAAATTTGATACCTTTGAAGGAGCCGCAGAACAAGCCGGTAAACTAAACGCTGCTCTTGGTGGAAATTTTGTTAATGCCATGGATCTTATGATGGAGACTGATCCTGCCGCGAGATTTGGTATGATCCAGGATGCTCTGACAGATGCCGGATTATCATTCGACGACATGTCATACTATCAAAGGAAGTTCTATGCGGATTCTTTGGGCCTCGCTGATGTTGGAGAGCTAGCAATGGCCATGTCAGGCAAATCAGACGAATTATCGGGATCCCTAAACAAGAATAGTGAAGAACTAATTGCAATGAAAGAAAATGCGGCTTCTGTCAACAAGCTTCAGGATCAATTTAATTCCCTGATTGCTGCAGCAACTCCCGTATTAACTCCATTAATTGACAATTTGAGAACTTTAATGAAATACTTGGCAGAGAACCAAGAAGTGGTTACCCAGGTGTTACAGGCATTTATGGCCTACAAGGCACTTATGATAGCAGTTAATGTTGTGCAGGCGATATCTAATATTAAATTCCTTTTGTTTGCTGCAGCCCTTGCAGGCATTGCGTATATTCTATATGAAAAAAACTATGCATCAAACTTTATTGAAGGCATGTGGAATTTTGTGGGCGCTGCTTTAGCGTTGATGGCTGGATTAACATTATTGAGCTTTATTGTGAAGAAAAATCAGCTTAGCTTCGCTGGTTTTGCGGTAGCCGCGTTAGCACTGGGTGGTGCGTTTTATATTGCATCAATGGCAATAGAGAACATATCTGATTCATTATTGAAACTTGGCCCTCAAGCAAAAGACTTGAATACCACCTTGGCTATTATGGGCGCCACAATACTCGGACTATTCATAACGCTTACCGTACTGGCTGTCAAAACCGGTGGTATTGCGGTGGTCGCAGTCTTAGCGTTTGGCGCTGCAGTGATGGCAATGGGTCTCGGTGCCTATATGGCGGCAGAAGCTTTTGATATGCTGGTTGACACTTGGATGAGGGCGCCCCCTGAAATGCTTTGGTCAATGGTGGCTGCGGTAGCTGCTCTTGCGGCCGCCGTTGTGGCTGTTGCAAGTGCCGGCTACGCTGGCGTGGGAGGACTCGCGGCAGTCGCAGGGTTTGTTCTTGCTATAGCATATGCTTTTAAACTTGTGGCCGATTCTGTGGCTGCTGCGCGTACAGCCATGGCAGACATGTTTAATGCCGCAGGAGCGATTGATTTAACAGCCTTAGAGCAGATGGCTGCTCAATTTGAAGCAATATCGGCCGCCATGGACGAGGTCCCATTGGTTAAAGTTATAGCCTGGACCGCCATAATGGATAAAGTACAAATCGAAGTTCCGGCCGCAAGAGCCGTAGCGCCGGCTGCTGCCATGGCAAACGCAGTACCGCCAATGCTCGCCAGAGAAAGAGCCGCCGGCGGCACCACCGGCACGGCCCCGACTCCCGAGTGGCACCAAGAAATTACAATTAATGTGGAATTGGACGGTGAGCCTGTGGGCACTAAGACTATGGAATTGTTATACGGGAAAGCCAAATCAGCAATATTAAGCATAGGAGGCTAATTAAAAAAGATGGAGAACCATAATGTCATCAGGCGGTAGTAAAACTGAACAAAATCCCAGCGATCTTCATGATTATTTTAATCAGACTTTCGATAGCACTCGCTATACGGTGTCTGGCGCCGTTGAAATAGGGGACGGAAAGCTCAAACCACAGAGAATGCTGAAATATTTTGATGGCTCTGATGCTTTTGCAAACCTACGAAAGATGGTTATATCAATTCAGCACGTGCCTTCCGGTCGTTCCATATATTTTAAAGCGTTTATTGAAAATTTCGTAGAAACTTTTAATCCAAATTGGAAATCAGAACATCTTTACGGCCGCGCCGATCCAATTCATATGTATGAAAATACAGAGCGCTCATTTAGTTTAAGATACGCAATACCGGCTG